ATCGAATAACCCTCAAATAAATGCCCTGGGAAGGACCCGTTAACGTGCCGATTTCATGGCCTTCTGGAACGCCTTTCCAAACTCCTTCTGGAACGTCCGTTTGACCTGTTTGGCTACAATCGCAGGGAACGGGAAACGAGGTTTGTAGTGGGCTTGCGGCTCAAATGCAATCATCATCTGAATGTTCTTCCTGCGGTTGCCCTTCGGCCCCAGCCGCTTCCACACGCCACTGGCTTCTGGACCCAGTCGTTGCTTGCGCCCTCCCTTACTGCCCTCGGTGGGCACACCAGCAAAATACCGAGCCTTGTCTGCAATGAGACTGCGGTACTTGGTCTTGGCGAGGTTGCCAAACTTGTTGGTCTTCTGGTGCTTGGTGGGCACCATAATAGTTCTTTTCCTCGGAGACCGGATGCCGCCAGCAATTTGAAAGCCCATGTAGTTTGCTGGCAAGTTCTCCCCCTGCATCTTGCCAAAGCCCTTCCCAGCAAATCCAATTTTTGCAACCAAGGCCTTTTTCTTGTGGCTCTTCTCAACCTGCACCCCTCGGAGGGTATAGGGCGTAGGCCGATCGAGCTTTGCTTTGAGCTGCGCTTGAACGTGCAACCGCCCTGCAAATGCAATTGTATTGAGGGTATTGGAAAGGGCAAAGGGAAGTTGCTCCCGCTGTTGACGGGTCATTCCCTTCTTCAATTTTGCGAGATCAGAGACAACGGATACTTGCATTGACTAGATGCGGAATTGCCATTGGCAACATTATCGCATCAATGCAAGCAATAGTGAGGATGGGTTGACTGATTAAATCTGCGGGTTTGTGGGGTCTTGACTGTGGCCCGGTTGTGGCCCGGTTGTGGTCCAGTTGTGGTCCGGTTACGATCCGGTTACGGTCCGGTTACGATCCGGTTACGGTCCGGTTACGATCCGGTTACGGTCCGGTTACGGTCCTTTGGTCGGGTTATGGATGCTCTCACCCAAATCTGTTTCCCCCGATGCTTTACTCCACCGTTGCGCCAGTACCCTTGCCGGACAAGCTCCCCCGGCTTGCAGAGTTTCCTTAGCTTGCGGACTCGTAAGAAATCTTTGAGTTTTTGAAACATGGTATCTCCATAAGGAAACCGGGACATCCTGCCTCCTCCAAGATGCTCAGAGTCAGTGACAGGATTTGGGCTCCCCTGCGATGGCTTTAAGGATAACCACCTCCTCGAGAAAATCAGGCGATCCCTTGGCCCCGGTGGATTAAAGTGCCCTCCCGCAACGTGGGCATCTGCTTTTTCCCGGCTTCTTCAATCCTGCACTTTTCCACAGTTTGGGCAGTGTGGCTCCCTCCTCGATGGCCCGGACAATCCAGGTAGGGTTAGCGTCCAGCCGTTCAAACGCCATCAGGTCCATCGCGGTGTGAAACAGGCTAGACCACTTTGTGCCATCTTCTGATGGCAGGATCCCCGCTTCGGCCCAGAAGTCACTGCGAGTTGCACAACGGGATGCAGTCGGAACGAGCTTGTTCCGCATCAATTGGTAATCATTCACTGTTTCGCTTTCCCTGGTTTTGCTGATCGCACCGGGAGAATCTCATGCAGCACAACAGAAGCCCGGATCAGCATATCTCTTCCACATTTGTTGCATTTCCACAGAGTAGTACGGCGTTGAAACTTGATCCACGAAATCAATATCAACTCTTCGCAATGCGGACAAAGGATGCTGTCCTCAATGCACCCATTCCATCTGGCCATCAATCCCCTCTTGCATGAAGGAATCCGTGTACCTCCAAACAATCTGCATTCTTCCTGATTCTCCCTTTCGTTTCTCTCCAGAGTCATAAATAAGACCTTTCCGCCGCATCGGTGCAAAACGTGGAGTCAGGCTTTGATTTGTCAGCTTCGTCAAGCTCTCAAGTTCAGAAGATGTCGCCCCTCCGGGTTCACAATAGCGGATTGCTTCCAGCACTCTGGATTCCAAATCAGTTGCCCTGACTGATGCGGCGGCAGCATGACTGGTGCCAGGATCAGTATTCCGGGCATGGGCTTCCGTGCCATCACACTGCATTTTCTGCCTTTCTTCTTCGGCCCTGGGCTTTCTTTGCCCTCGTTTTCTCTTCAACTGTCAGAGATTCACCCTTCCAGTTCAACAACCTGACCACATCTGTGCCCGTCACTCTATCCCTGTAGAGCTTGGCCCAGCGATGCCCACTGGAATTGATCAGGTAAAGCTCCCCCGGTTTTTCTCCAGGCTCTTCTGTTCGTTCCTGATCCTCAGGGTTTGGAATCAAATGAGGGTTCAGCCGCATCCATGCCGCCCTCTTCAATCGCGCCCTGGTCATCAATGCCGTCAGGATGGCCACTGCTTCTTCGTGGTTGCACCGGACATCAATCTTCGGCATATCCGGCATTGCCCCTTCAGGGTCCTCCCTGGACCCTAGGCCACTGGCCATCGAAGGTGGGGGAATGGGAGGAGAAAATCCCCGTAGGGGGATTTCTCCCCCATCCCCGCCGAGAAAGGGGCTCTCAATCACTTCCGTTTGATTTTCCATATAGTCTTCCACTAGACCACTTTTGGATGGGTTGGATGGGTTGGATGGGTTGGATACGCCTCAGAGTAGGGTTGCTTTGGCATCTCTTGCTGAACCGGCTGCTGAATCGGCTGCTGCTGTGGCTTGTCAAAAGGGTCTTTGCCCTCAAACAAAACCTCTAGATGAAGGTTTGTCAGGGCATCCTTGATGATCTCCATCTGAGTGCCTCCCAACGCTTCCGGCTGATACGGATGCACGGACCACATCTGTGCTGGAGGTTGGCTTTTGGAGTAGCGCACATCAACATCATAAGTTCGCCAATCTGCAAATTGCGGGTTCGGACTAACCGGGTTCGTCAGATCAAATAGACGTTGCTGGAGTGTCTGCTGCCGGATCTCCCAGAGTGCAACCCGTCCGGCGTACCAGTCGTATACTGGCAATGTCCAGAATGGCTTGATTTTCTGGGGCTGTCCAAACTGGTCCTCCCCCAACATCTCCTCGGGGATATCGGCCCGGTTACGCTTATAGATTGGCTTGTTATCCAGCCCAAATGCAAGCCATCCACGGACCATCATCCCGTCCGTCATGGTGCCCAACAGCCGGAGCTTTTTAGAGACTTCATCCGTGAATTTCAACCAATGCCCGGAGCCCTCCAAATCTACCCTAACTGCGGCTAAATGTTCTCCCCAGATGTCAGGCATTCGACCTCCTTACTCCCATCTCCATCCTTTCCACATTCGATGGGGACCTGAAGCAGTTTTGCGCAGACGTGCCCAGATTCTGTCACTGAACTCCTTTGCCATTTTCTTACTGATTGCTGCATCGGCAGCAATGCACCCCTGGTCAATGCTCATCGCTTTCCTTATGGTTTAGTGTCCCGGCTTGCCAGTCCTCGACATCTCTTGGATTGTACAGACGCACACCGCCCTTCTGCTGGCACGGGATTTCATCTGCAAGTGTTCGAAGGAACTTTGACGGGGATAGGCCCAGCAGGTTGGCAACCTCCCAGGCAAATAGAGACTCTGACATCATTCCTCCTTGTTAGTGCATCGGCCCCACGGCAGGCGGAGCCTCAAGGGCTAACCCACAAATTCATGGACCCTCAGCACTATCGTAAATCACGAACATCGACAGTGCAAGGTTTTTTTGCAGCGGAAACTGCCGGCCACTCGCTGGCGGGAACACCCCCTGTGTGGGTACTGCCAAAACTGACAAAACCTGTTTTTCGGGGGGTTTGGCTGATTGCTTCTGACGTAAGAGACGTAACACAGACGTAACACAGACGTAAAAACCGTCACTGAGTGACCAAGTCAATCGCAATTATCTGAAATCATGTAGTAAACATTTTGCGATAGCCTGAAAAAAACGTCACTGAGTGATCACTGGCCGTCACTGAGTGATTTCCCTCCTTTATACTCGTTCCAAGCTGAGTGAACAACCCCGTTCGCTCGAAACCCAAATCTTGAACGAGATATGGAAAATCCCAAAACTTTTTTGACCCCGGAACAGGTCTCCGAACTCACGGGCGTTCGTGCCTCCACGCTGGCTAACTGGCGCTGGGCGCACCGAGGGCCGAAGTTTCACCGGCTGGGCCGATCAATCCGCTACGAAAAGGGGGAGGTGCTGCGCTGGGCCGAAGCCCAGGCCGTGGAGCCGGAAACCGCCTGACCCCATAAACGACAACGGCCCGTAACCTCCAGAGACGAATCCAGAAGCACGGGCCGAAATCAACAACCAGCGCGGTAGCTGGCAGGGCCAGAAGACAAATCCAGTCTAGCAACTTCAGTCTAGCCGCTCCCCTCCCAATAGCAAGCCCCTTAGATCACTCCGGTTTCCTGCAAGCGTTCCCGCATCATCAACACGATTTTGTCGTCAATCGTGTTGCTGGAACGCTTCACTGCCCACTCCAGGATCTCAAGAGTCAGCTTGAGGATGATTCGCTCGCTTAGCATTGAGAGAACCAGGGTCTTTGCAGCGGCTAACCCAATTGTTCCTAACATTCCAATCATTTCAATAACTCCATAGCCACGGTCGAGGGCCACTCACGCCATCTCCCAGGTCATCCATGTGCAAAAACCGGCTAGCGTGCGGACCTGATTGTTTTATTCCAATCCCAGTCATCCCATACCCCCGCGCAAGCTCGACAAGGTCAAGGGCATCTGATCCTGAGATGCCGATATCAATTGCCCGGCCAGTCTGGTGTGGACCCTTTCCACCTAGAGCGGCATCATGGACCGGACATCGATAGCCACTATTGACGCGCATTGGTTTCCCGTATTCCTCGCGGATTTCTTGGAGACGATCAAGGAAGGCAACCTTCATCATGTTCACCCTGCACCCGCATTTGCACCTTAATTCGGCTTCACTGAAATTCTGGGTACTGGGCATCACTTCTTTTTTGCAGTTTCCGGTTCCCCGTGATCGTAATTGAGCAGCACTCGCTCCAATAGTGAGAGTCGAATCTGAATATTTTGTGTGCCGGATTCCGTGCGTCTTGCCATCATTTCAATCTGTTCTAGCTGATTTCCAATATTATAATTGAGATGATATAGAGACGTGAACATGGCAACGACAATGATTAAAACTACGACATTATACCCTGCGATGACTAGATAGCTGTTCACCGTTTCCGATCCAATCTTCCAAGCAGTTCCCGCATCGCAGCAGTCTGTTCTGCAAGTGCAGTTTTCATATTAATGAGAGCTTCACTACTTGCCTTCATGAGTTCCACCAGACGCTCATCTGCCGTTCTTTCATTAAGTAACCACTCGCCTCGCTCCTGTGCAAAGGAATCCCGTAATTCGCTGCGTTCCTTTGTAAATCCAATTTGCAGGAATTTAATGTACCAACCTGCAAAACCAAGGACAACGATTGGAACACCTAACTGCTCGATCAGTTTTACGATTGTCTCAATCTCCACTTTCCCTCAACTCCGGAGCCGTTCAAGTTCTCGGCTAATATTTCCGAGTTCGGAATGTTGTTCAGCCAGATTTTTGTTAGTCCGTTCCACGAGATCAAAAACACGTTCTTCAATCCGCAATCTGTCTGTCCGCGCTTGTGCGGTTGACGTTTTAATCCACCAAGCCAGCACGATAAGTCCAACGCCAGCCACGCCTTGTGACAACAAGATATCAATGATTTTTTCAGTGGGATCTCTAGCCGGGGTTTGTGGCACTGGAGGAGGGACATAGGCCGCAGCAAATTCGACCTCTTTATCGGCTAGCGCATACTCATGAAAGACAACAAAAAAAGCCATCAACGCAGCAATCACAACAATCAGCATAAGCTCATAGTTACGGTCTCGATCCACAATCAATCTGGAATCTCCGGCCAGGTAACACCAGTGAGCTGCCCGGACTCATCGAGGGCTGGGGACGCGGACGCGGGGAGGTCCCGGAGTGCTTGACGATAGCTTTTGCGCTTTGCAATCATTGTCAAATCAGAGGATGCCCACCAATCAGACTCTGCAAGCAATCGGTCCCGCTCAATTCGTAACAGACGCAATGGTTCTGCTGCTTGGAGTTCTGCGAGTTTTTTCCGAATTTGCTCCTTTGTAATTCCCTTTGGTCTCTCGGTAATCCATGTGATCAGATCCAAGGATTCTCCTCTAACTATTACACGCGAACCCGGACTGATCAAGTGGATTGCATCGCTAATGTTTTTCATTATTTAATCTCCATTACTGTCCAAGATGAACCCGTGACTGCCTCATATGCTTCAGTACCGCTTGTTGCTACGCCTGGCCCCCTATTGATAGTCGTTGTATACGTACCCCCTGAGTGAGCAAGCATTTTCACCTTATACACAATTGCAACTGGAGTTGATGGCACCGTCAACGAATCCATAAATGACCCGTGAAACGCTGGCGAATACGTCATGCTCGCCGCATTAGCGGACCATGTGCATTTTGGCACATTAGACGATTCAGTGCTTATTCCAATATCAGTCGATACTGTTGCGGTTGTCCGATTCAAAATTAAACCTAATGCCTGTGCCCCACCAGTATCATTTGGAGCAAAACGGCCTATTGTAAACATGCAAAGAAATTTTGTGGTCAATCCAGCGGATACAGCAGATGGAGTGACCGAAACTGACCAATCGGCAGTGCCATTATTGATAAATTCCGGGGTGCCTCCTTCAATATCTTGTGTGAATGCTTCGCCAAAAAACTGGGTAGTAACTTGTAACACATGACCCGCAGGAAATATCACATTTCCCAGGGTAACCACGCCCCCGGACTCAGTCAAAATTGCAGTGCTGCCATCTGATTCATAAATCCCTCCCGCACTCGGCAATTTGATTTTTGCGTTGGTGTTTCCAGAAAAGTCAATATCCCCGGAACTATCAATGTTTAGACAATCAACCGCACTCCCTCCAGAATCCCCCTGAAGGGATAGAGCTGCCCCGGAGGTGACAGGCTTAATCGTATCTACTTTAACTGTACTCATAACGCTTCTATTAGTTGAAATGACAGATTCCGGTAACTCCCGGTTGCTCCAACGTAGCCTTCATCCGGGTTGCTGATGCTGCCATAAATCGCCAGGGAGTTCCGTTCAGTTGGCATACTGGACAGCACCTCGATCGGCAGGGGCAACCCCCGTCTGGCATTTGCAATTCCCACCAGGTCATCAGCATGGGCTTGGGACCAGATGCTGCTGATTCCATAAGTCTGCGCCACATTCCGGATCAATGTTTGATAGCTGCCATTCGGCCCCGATGATTTGCTGGAGAAATCCTGGACTCCCCTGCTCAAGCTGCTGGCGTTAGAAACTTCGGTTGTGGTTCCAACCCGCAAAATCCCAAGTTCCACCGGATGCTTAAGGACTGTGCAAGCTGTACTTGCAACTGTTGCAGAAAGTGTGATTGCTCCACTGCTTGTGCCATCTCCAACAATTTTGATGATTTGGTACTCTGATCCGATGGTTACAAACCCTCCAAGTAAGACCTGTCCATGCTCGGAACTGTTTATGACTGCATTACTGGAATCCTCAAAACGTCCTGTTGCTCCGCTGTCCTGTCGCCAGTTTGCAATTGCATTGGTAGTTGGATTCAAGGGGCTTCCCTTGAAATCAGTGGAAGTGGTCAACGATAGATCGAGTGTGCTGCTGCCGGAGATGGGGACAAACTGGCTTTTCTGCCATTGGGTTGATCCTCGGCCCCAGGGACTGAATCCATATTGATTTTCCAGTTGGGCCGATGTCCATGCAACTGCACCACCTCCATCAACTGCATATGTACCGGAGTCGGCCATCCAATTTGCTATCAGAAATGCCGTGGATGCCCCTGTAAGGGTAGCGCGAGCCACTATCGTGGTCGCACTCCCGATCAGGCGATTCCTGGGTTGTGATGTCTCGATATTGCCCACAGGCCATGCGCTCAATGCGGTGCCAGTCGTGAGACTTACTGCACTGATAGTGTTATCAGCGATCAGTTTCATGCCGTCCCTGCCTGTGTGTATGGATCAATGACTGCATCCCCTCCCCATGTGGTTTGCTCATTTGCAAAATCCCATGATCGTTTCCGGGCGACCAGATATCCGGAAACTCCCAGGGTATCTGAAAAGAAATCCACTCGCTCCCCCAGGGAAACATCAGTGTTAATTCCTGACACTGTGACCTCAATTCGTGGACGCACCAAAATGCTGCGGATATTTCCCATCATATGGGTTGCCTTTTCCATACTTGGTGCAAATGTCCGGATACGCTTGTCTCGTCCGGTATCTGCAATCGCAAGCCTCACGAACCGCTGAGTCCGTTGCAGCTTAAATGCGTTCGCTGAGCTGCCATCACCAAGTGCCTGATTGTAGCTTCTGGTGGACATCACCCCGGAAATTGGCCCCGGCAATGACAGGTTGACATCAACAATATCCTCTGCGTAAATCGTCAGGACACTGCTGGGAGTGTTTGCACGATCAATCACATGGAGGATTTTGTTTGGCTCATCAATATAAAACTGATAATTGATCCCCTGCGCCACCACTGAAGCAAAATCAATCAGACGTTGTTGCCGGGTTTCAAAAACGGCCAGTTCTGCGCTGGAGGTATCCGAACCTGGTGCCAAAGTTTGATCAACTCCATATCCAAGAGTGTTCCCCAAAAATATAAAGAAATCAGATGCGGTGCTGTCTCCATTCGTCCTGTCCACATATCCGGTTGTCCCGGAAACACTGGCTTCCCCTTTGACTGCTCCGGAGGACAGGGAAAGCATCGGAAAACTGCCCGGTTCCACTGTCGAGAAGTCAGTGCTTGCCGAAGTATCAATGGACTCTGCAACTCCATCATCCTGGACTGCCGCATTCCCTCCAGACAAGGTGATCAACAAATTGGGATTTCCAACCTGGGTTTCTGCGATATTCAGGACCAAGATTGGAGATTCAAGAGTGAGGGACCCAAAAGCAAATGCTAATTGACTATCAGAACTGGATGCACTTCCTGCATCATAATACACTCGACCTCCTGTGGTGGTTGTCCCACTGATTCCAACAGTGAGCCCAAAATCAATCGTGAGTGTTAACCCGGCTGGAATTTCCATTTCCTCTGGCAATCTCCTTTCCACCGAAGTCATCGACAACGTCCCGGTCACAGTCAGGGTGACTCCTGAGTTGATTGTGACTGGACTATCCACCTCAATGGTGTTGTCCACCAGTTGGTCTGTTGTGTAGATATAACCCCCACTAACTTGCTCGTTTGCAGTCAATGGGTTTGCAAATGCAATCTCCGAGAAATTCTTGTCGAAATCAACTGTTGGCCCACTGGGTACCGCAGTCACCGTGAACAAGGTGCTTGATGACCCATCTGATTCAAACTCGGATCCAACCAAATCCATGCCCACAAAAAATATGATCTCTCCAACTGAAAACGGATGATTCGCGGAGAATGTCATCCGGCATTTACCAGCACCGTTGTCTGCAATCTCAAGAAACTCGGCAGTTGTAGATGTTTCCGCAAGATATAACCTGAGTAAATTAAATCCATTGACGGGAGCTTCCATCTGAAAACTCAAGGAAGTCTCAGTCAAATCCTTGAGAATACACGCGACCTCCCCAATTTTGTTGCCATCCCAGTAGAGGGTTGTCGGGATTGCACTCATCGGATTATCCACCAGCACCCCCAAATTGGTGCCAGAAAACGGATGATCTGAATCAGTTGGCCGATTGGCAATTACCAAAGACCCATAGGATGGTGCAAGCCAACCATCATCAAAACCACCTTCGGAGAATCTTGGAAGCCTCAAAATATACGGATGGTAATAGCTGGACGAATCAAACCCGCTGGGCTGTTCTGAAAGATGCCAAATCCCGGCACCTCCACCCCCGCTGGTGTCGTTGAAAGGGCTGCCAGTCAAATCCATATCGACCTGGAATGCCACTAGACCCCGCTTACATTGAGTGCTGGGATCATCCCCAGGCGGTTGCTGCGCTCCTTGATCTCCACCCTGATGCTGGAGTTGTAGGCATCAATGCGCTGGCCGGTGCCGTCATAGATGTTGACCTCGACACCTCCAGCACCATCCTGCCCGGAGGCTTGCCTTGCTCCAGGAGAACTCAACCCTGAGGATCGGCCCGTGCTGTCCCCTCCTCGATCAATGCGCGGGACATCATAGGATAAATCATTTTCATGATCCACTTGGAGTCCGGAGGGCATATTCTTTTGCCAATAAATCTGCGCGCTGTGAACGCCGCTGCGCCTGTGCCCATAGACTGCCCTCTGTGTTTGTCGGCCCGTGGCAACAGAATACGCATTGATCTGATCAACCAATCTATTGAGCTTGGAAGATGCACCCTCAACTTTCTCAAATGAGAATGCAGATGCAGGGATATATATTGTTGGAACTGTCACCTCAAAGCCCTTGATCTCCCTGTCCAAATCTCCCATCACTCTTGCAAATGAATTGCGAATGCGGTTGCCCACGAAAACTGTCACGTTGTCCAAGCGCAGCAGCGTTTCCTCAAAGATATGAACTACTCCATTGAGCTTGGATTCTGTTGTCTCAGTGATATATCCAAAATAATCCTTGAACAAGAGATCGGCATTGACAAAGAAAATCGTGATCGCTTCCAACAGTCCTCCAAACCCCTCGCGGCCCCGCAAGGATTTGAGAGCTTTTGCAGATGTTCCCACCATCTCATCCAGATTCTTGAGATTAGGCACCAGCTCTTTCTTGGTAGTCTTTGCAAATTTCTTTGCAGTTGTCAACCGTACCTTCTCCAGCTTGTCCAGTTTCAGCAGCTGTTCCGCATTATCCTCCAGTGCAGTTGAAACCTTCTCCAGCTTCTTTGGAGTTTCATCTGCAAATCCAAAAACCTCTGCAATTTCCTCCCGGTAAACAACAATCGCAGCAAGCCCGGTTGCCAGTAATCCCAAGGGATTTAACATCACCGCTTTCGTCAGCAACGTGACTGCCGCAGTGATGGCTCCAACAATGGCCCCAAAGTTTGCAATCAGGAAAACACCTGCCGCCAATCCAACTGCCTTTGCAATCGCGTCGAAATTGTCAACCAGTGCAGTGAGAAACGGGAGAATGGCAACCAGCACCACTGCGAACTTCGCGGTGAATGCCCGGTTCAGCAGATCCAACTCATCATTGAAGGTGCTGATTGCATTTGCTGCATCAGTGCCAATAATCCCTCCGGCTTCCCGCAGCCGATCTGCAAACAGATCAATACCAAATGCCCCCTGCTGGAGCAGCGGCAACAACTCAACCCCTGAACGTCCAAAGAGATCAGATGCAATTGCTGCTTTCTGTGCTGGAGATTCGATACCTTTGATTGCCTCTGCAACCTCAACAAAAAGTGTGGAAGAATCCTTGATTTTCCCGTCATTTGCTGTGATTGAAATCCCAAGACGTTCAAATGCGTCTGAACTCTCCTTGATCCCCTGGTCTGCATCTCCAATTGTCCGGGAGAACTTCTGCATCGATTTGTTGAGTGCTTCTGTTCCAACTCCAGACTGCGAGGCAGCAAACTGGAGGATCTCCAGCTCTTCAACTGCAAGCCCGGTCTGAAGCGATACCTTTTGTAGACGATCTCCCAACTCCAGAACCTTGCGGGAGAGTGCAGTGATTGCTCCAATGCTCACCAGGCCGGCAACCGCACCTCCCAGTTTTCCCATGCTTCCGGCCAATGCGCTGGTCCTGGTCGTGGTCTTCTCCAGTTTCCTGGTGTACTTATCCAGGGCAGTTCCGGCAGTCCGGAATGCAGCCCGGGTTTTGTCCTCGCCCCGGATTTCAACGGTGGTGACGTTCCTGGCCATTACCTGCGTTTTGGTCTTTTCCTCATTTCCTCGGATTTTCTGCGCTGCTCAATCACTCCCTGCCGGTGGGAATATAAAACAGTTTCAATGTGCAGCAAACGCTCCCAGAGTTCTGGAAACTTCATCCCATACAATCCCAGCACCTCCAGCATATCGGAGGCTTGCAGGGGATCAGTGCCCCCACGCCGGCCAGTCCAGTCCAGTTGTCTCCAAACCTTGACCAGCAGGGCGTTGATTGGAGTGATCTTCAGCAGCCCTCGTGGGCATATCCTGCATGGCGGATTTTCCCACTGGCTCAGTTTGGACTTGCAGCACCAGCTCTCCTCGAAGGAGGTACCCTGCTTGATGCCATGCTCCTCTGATCCCTCGGCATAGCTTGCCTGTCCTGTTTCCAGGTCCAGCCACTGGTTTAGTTTCCCAGTTCAATCTCGACCTCTTCAAGAACTTGCCGAATTAGTTTGTCTGCGACACTGATGCAAAGGGTTGCATGGATTTGCAGCAACTTTTTTTTGTTTGTCTTGTTGCATGGAAAAGCCTCCCCGCCCATCTCCAACCCGTCCCAGCTTGTCACGCATCCCTCAAAAATCCGTTTGTTCTGCTCTGCTCCCGATTGCCCCTGCTGTGATAGCTCGTCAATCTGGGGCCTCTTGCACCAGAACGTCACCTCCTGATGCTTCTGTAAATTGATTGGAATCTCCTCGGAAAACTCCTTTAAGTCCATTTGTTCCTAATTATTTCTAATATTTACGTCTGTGTTACGTCTGTGTTACGTCACTTACGTCAGAAGCAATAAGCCAAAGCGTTTCTACAGAATGTAACGCCAAACCCCTCCAGTGCTGGCGCACCAGAGGGTTCGGATCAGGCGTTGTCATAGTTAAGCTGGAACCGAGTCTGGTCAGTTGTTGCCGAACCCTTCACCACCTGAAACTCGCAGGTTGAGGTTGCAACCAAGTCCCCGCCGATCACCGCACTGATCCTCACTTGAGGCATATAGAAACGGATGTAGTTGCTGGACCCGTCATCCACCTGGACTCCAATGGCCATCAAATCATCATCGATAAACCGGGAGGATGCCGTCAATTCGTTCGGTTGTGCGTTCAATGTGAAACTTCCGCTGATCGAAAAATCGTTGCCAATCAGGTAGGTCGCGGCAGGGTACACACTCCCGGTCAGATCGGCTGCCCCCGGTGTCTGGATGTCTCTGCTCAATGTCATATCAACGCTCTGGACTGTGACCTTGTTTCCGGCAGCAAACAAACTCGCCTGTGCAGTTGCATTGTCTGCAACATAGAGTGCAGAGTTCTTCATGCTGATTGGAGACAGGGCAGAGACTGCACCAGCCGAAAGGGTCGCTCGCATCACATCATCTGCATCAGTTGATGCTGGAGTTGCTGCAACAGAGACGATATTGCCAGCAATGCTGGAAACGGTCGTGGACCCCCGGCTGGCACCTCCACTGTTGTTGAAGACTTCAACAGGCTCGTTTGGAAAAAAGATGTTTGTTGCATCTGAACCAGGTGCCAAGTTGATGTCTGGCGCATTGATCGTGATGTCATTTGTGGAGACAGTTGCAACAGTCGCCTGGCCGCCATAATAGAGGCGGGTCCCCAAAACACTCAGGGTATAGGTTAGGCTACCCTCCTTTGATATGGTGACTGACAACTCGTTGAGGATACCCCCCGCAGCAGCAATCAAAAACTCTTCATCGATCAAGTGCCATGCAGAAAATGCTGCAACCTGGTTGCTGAAGTAGTACCCATAAAACGATGGATCAATGTTTGTTGACCCAAAGAATTTCTTGAGCAGATACCCCTCCGCTGGTTCTGAGACCCCATTGGGTTTTGCCAACACACTGAAAGTGGTGGTCGCATACTCCAGGCGGTTGAGGGATTGATCCTGAGTGATGATGTCAGTCCCCGTTTCGGAAAACGTTGTGGTGTTCGTTTCCTGGGACCATGCCGGGGCCTCGCTAAATGCAAAACTCTGCTCTGTCGCGCCATTGGAACCGGAAGGTGCGGCACTTAGAGTGCCTGTGGTTGATTCATCGACTAAGACCGAGGTGACGGCCCGTTGCCTCAATACGTCTGTGCTGATTGCAGTAGGCATGATAGTTTAGGATTTAGAGGTTTGAGGATCGTTTGCCTCGGTTAAATAAACACAATTCCAAGTCATCGAAGCACAACCGATTGGCCGGTCTCCTTCATTGGCAAAGCTGATGCTGGTTTCTGACAAATAAATGTTTCCGACCAACTCTTGGACAGTGGAGTTATCCATAATGGCGACCTCCACCTCGGCGCAAATGGTGTCCAACTCATCATCCAGTCCGGATGTCTTTCTGCTGTAACCATCAATTTTAATCTCCAGAGTCCGCATCAACAGGCGAGCGGCCCCGCCGACCTCTGCTTCCTCAGAAGTTTCGGAGTTTGTATAGATCGCCAAGCCTGGAAGATCGGCAGTTGCCAGGGGATACACCCTTGCCTGAAAAACCCGTGCTGCCGTGGTGGTCAAGCTGGTGCAAGCAGTTCCAACCGCTTCCCTGATCTGTTGCCGGACATGGGACATCAGGTCAACTCCAACACAAGGTTGGTCATTCCCTGGCCGTCCTCCTGCACTCCAATCACGGTGTAGCCCACCGAGGAAACTGTCAGGGTATCCCCGGATGCTGCGGATGCAACATCCGAGGTTTCACACAGAAAGGTTGGCGTGTTGGAGTCAACATCCACCTCTCCGGTGTCCAACGGTATCGAAGAAGATGGCTTGTCGAAAATCCCATTGACTGTGGACGCACTCCCCCCGTTCGGGGTGTACGTTCCCGCCAGTCCAAAATCCGAGGTGCCCAGGAAATTGGCACGGTCATCGGAAGATTCGACAGCCATCTACTTCTTCCCCTTTTTCTTGGGCGTTGCTGGTGCTGCCCTGCCCAACTGGATCATCTGCTGGGCAAACTTCTCCGGCACCTCGATCTGCTCCCCGATCTTGACATCCCGGCCATCGAAGACAAATCCCCGAATTACATCAATCAACATTTTAGGCCCTTCGGTGGACTGGGATGCCAGCCCGGAAACCAGGCCGGCACCCGTTTTAGTGGACAACATTATGGATTGGAAGTCCTGCTGAATGAACCTGCATGACGCACGTTGCAATCTGCATCAACAAAGACCAGCAGACGAGTTCTTCCGTCATCAAATTCTTTGTGTACAGAAACGTCAATGCCGGGACTCCAATAGCCGATCAACAAATCTGACCATTGACCAAAAATAGCGTTGTTTGCACCGGCTGCTCCCAAATCCTTGACCTGGGCCGATATAAATGTCGGGTAGCCATCGATTTCGCCACCTTCCATTACATAACGGCCTGACCCGCTATCCCTGCTCCGGGACTTGGCATCCCCTGCCAGGGTTGGATGGATTGCATATGCCAGATTCCCAAAAAAGGAATTGGCACTCATGACATCCGATTGAAGCCCAATTGCTTCGGCCCAGGTGAGCTGGTTGATGATGGCAAGTGCTTGGATTCCAACTCCAGTCTGTGCGCCGACTCCGGTTGGGGAATTGCCCGTGCCGTCTCCAGTCATCGCAGCTTTATCCAGTGCAAGTGCAACAGACAAACTGATCTCCCGCGCGACTAACGATTCAACATCCATCGAACTCTGCAACCTCAATTGCCGTGTTAAATCCACGCGCAATCCATAGGTTTTGAGTTGGAGAGTTACCTGGTCATAACTCGGTGTTGTATCGCCGGCATCGGCTGATTCTGCCAGCCAACCTCCGGTAATTGCTTCATCCCGTCTTGGAATCTTGATAATCCCATCTAGGTTCCGCAGCACGGTTGCCCCTGCCCGGACTGTCACCATTGCATTATCCAAGAACTCAATGAAGGAACTTGCATCCAGGATCGTGGGCACCAAATTTGCGCCATCCCCGGACCCGGCCAGCAGTTCCCTGGTGTAGCGCACCGGAGTGTTGAGCTTAATCCTGCGATCATTCAAAACTTCATTCGGAATGAAAAACCCACGAGGTGCCCGGTTGTGGTGTTTCTCGGCTGCAAGGCAGGTGTCAATCTCAAACTCTGCATCCCGCCGGAATTGCTCACTGCCCGGTTTGCTCATATGGTTGATCAGTTTCATCCAAGAGAAACGCCGGGTTTCCTTTGGAGTCAATCCAATGTTTGCATGATCCTTCGGCTTTTGCTGATAGCGTTGCAAAACTTTGATTGCAAACTCTCCCGCGGATTTGCCGTCCTTGATGAACTCCTCTGCAAGTTCAGTTTCCTTGTGTTCCCGTCCATAAGTTTCAATCTCACGAACTCTTGTAATCTCCTCGGCCCGTGCTTTTGCAACAATTTGAGTTGTGTCAACACGCTCCTCGGTAATTTCAATCTGTGCTTGTTCCATTTTCTGTTCTCTAGAATCAAATTTAATGATCTCAGTCTGGAACGTCTGCTCAGAATCCCGCCCAATCCCCACCGACTGATCGGCCCCTGAAGCCACAATTGATAACTCATAGGGTTCAAAATCCATCACCCGGTAAACAGGAGGGTTTTCTTGAGTTTGTTCCATTTTGTGTATTGCATATCCGACCGAAACTTGAGTTCGGATTCCATCTTGGACATCCAAAAAGATTTCTTCTGCACGATCCGATTTGCCAAACCGTATCTGTGCCCGTCCAAATCTATCAGGATCAATCCTCGCGGACTCCACGACTCCAACCTGGTCGTCTAGGTTGTGGTTGACCAACAACGGTCCGGAATTGTTCAGGCGGCCAAGCCTTACCGATTCGGCCCGATGATCAAGAATTTCTGTTCCGAAATGCCGTTCTACTGGCGTTTCAGAACTAAATGCAAGTGACAGGGTGCGCTCCTCTGTTTGCAGCTCCTCCCGATCAAGAGAGAATGTCCGCAGAAACAACCCTGTCGTTTCAATTTCTGTCTTCGTTTTCATCTGCATTGCTTTCCTCAACAACTTCGTCTGTTAGTGGTGGCCCCAATTTGAGGCCCATTTTTTCAATTAAGGATTTTTCCGCTGCAAGCTGGGCTAATATATCCGTGTATTCTTTTCCTTGCTCTCCTGCAATTTCGGAAAGGCTCGTGACGCCAATCTCCATTGCCAATTTCTTTGCCTTCATCTCCTTTTCCGGATCAACATACCCCCAACCTCGCGGATGCCATTTGACATCGTGGAATTTCTTGAGTTTGGAGATGGGCAGCTGCAACTCACTGGTTGTGATTGCCATCACAAGCCACGCCTGGTAAACCCGGTTGCAAAACCGGCTGATGATCATCTGCTGGAGAGTCTGCCACTGCCCTTGCTCGTCTTTTGCCCCGGCACGAATGCTGGAGTAATTAACAGATTCCAAATCCCCTGCAAGGCTGTTGTAGCTCACCAGGGCGCCTGATGAAACGGATCGTAGAATGCTTTTGACAAAATCAGGATAAGCAGTTGTGGGATGGGTTGGGTCAAATGACTGAAACTGCATCCCGTCCGGGAGCTGCTGGAACTGTCCCGGCTGAAACTCTGTGATTAGGTTGCCCTCGGCATCCTCGTCTGTTCCGCTATATCCGGCAGAATCCGGACTGGTGAAAAAACCCATTGCACTGGAGCCAATCCTTGATGCAACCAGCTCCGATTCCTGATACTGATTCAGCATCTGGAGCGGACGCAATGCCGTATTAAGCCAAGGAATCCCCCGCGATTGCCCTGGGCGTTCCTGGATGTAGAGATGGATCATCTCATCTGCCGGCACCCGCTCTGCTTCTGCGCTGGCCTGGTTTCCAAAATATTGGGAATTGGGAGGTTTGCTTTGCTGATAGTACGCCAAGGGCTTGCCGTGCTGGTCTTGCTCGATGCCCATCACAACATAGGTGTCCCGCTCTGTGGTGTTGTAATCAATGCTGATGGAGTCACCCTCCAAAACCCACAGGGTCAAACCAAATGGGTTGCCTGGAACACCCTTGAGCAGACGGATAAAAACCTCGCCATCCCTTGCCAGTGTCTCCATCACCTGATGCTGGACTCCAACCCAATCCTGCCGGGCATCAACAGTGACAAACGATGGGTTGATCCCCCACTCAAACCATTTTTTCTCAAGAAAATTGTTATCTGCGGAATCAAGTGTGCCGTCCTCCCTCCTGGTCTTTGCCTGGAATTTAATTCCATGTGGGCCGATCACGTTGGCCTTGTTCATCGAAAGGAATTTCCGGGCATACTCGGAGTTTTGGCACAGGGCCCGAATCCGGGCACGGATCACCTTGAGCGCACCCCGCAGTTCCTCGTCCGCGCTGCTGTAACTCCCGCCCCAGCCGGCAAACAGATTGTCGAACTTTGCAGAATCAAATGCACGTTTGCCCAGATTGACAGAGGGCACGTTTTGCTTGGGCTTGGTCTGCTTTGCCCGGAACCAGCTGAACATTCCCATTAGCTCACCAGTCGCGAAAGAATTATCCCGTCATTCCCAAGGCCCTTGCGTGCGCGTTCCAATCTTGTCTCCTTGATCCACTCGGCCATGTATTCATTTTTGAACTTCAGCAAATCCTCAATCGGCATTCTTGCCAATGACCGTCCTGCAATCGAATAGCTCATTTGATCCTGGCTTGCCCGTCCACGAATAACTGCTTGAATGGCAGTTAAAACTTTCCGCGCCTCGCTCTGTGGATCAGTGCTGGTATCGGTTCTGATGTTGGAAACCACTTCCCATGAACCAGAATCCAACCGCAGCCGTTCGGAGTCACTGGTGCGCGTCACATAAAGATTCCACTGGTAGATTCCCGGTGTGTATCCTGCTGAGGTTGCAGCTGCAATCTCAAACTGCCACTCGGAACTGCTGACTGATCCTGCAACTGTATATCCGTCTGTTGGTGCGCCATTGAGTGTGAACTGATAGGCAACCGAGTAAGTTGCAGCAGGATAGTCGTCTTCAATGCCCGTCCGTTTCCATGGGGTGAAATCCCCAGCAACAATTGGGCTGCCGTACTCGGCCAGTCCAGGTTCCCTCGTGGGATAGTTGGTTGCATCAAATAGGTTGCTCATTCGCTGGCGTGGTTGATCTATTTATTTTATCGATACCTGCGATACAATCTTTATATGCGGGTACTGCGTTTTTCTGTGGACAAAGACGTAGCGACCGCGTAAACTGGTATCAGAGTTGACGCAAGGGGCATCAACCGGAACCCAAAGCAAAGTAGAAAAATGAAGATTAAAGTGACACCACCCCTGGATGCAGCACTGGCCTTGAAACCAGGGGAGACCCAGGGAATAGTCTGGCCCCCATTCGGAAGTTCTCGCAGGGGCCAAGCTAGAGGCATCTATCTGTCAGCGGATGCCTCGAAAAATGATGCCGGGCAAATCTGCATCACATGGGCAGTATCCGTTAGTCGCATAAAGCCCAACGGACGACCGGCAACCGGCCTTGAGGGCAGCTTCAAACTTCGGGTCACTGTCCGGGAAACAGAAACTGGTGCAGACTTGACACTGCAAGCCCCGTTTGCCGCAGAAGAACGGCAAGATTTTGCAACGGTGCAGGAGGCCATTGATGGGTTCCCAGCTCGGCTAATACCGTTTTTGCAAAGTTTACGATTGCTGGAGACTAGCCAAGGACGATTAGCCCTCGGAGAGGTCAGTGCCCCCTCTGGTGGAGTTCTGTTTGCGCTCCCAACAATTGATTGATGATGACCGCATCCGATTTCCGACAAATCCGCAAAGCCCTCGGACTCTCCATGGTTGAGGCCGCCCGTGAGTCGCGGGTACCCTATCGCACTTGGCAATCGTGGGAAGGGGGAGAAGTGCCGATCCCCGAATACGCTAAGACCCTGCTGGACCATCTTGCTTGCACTCCTTAATGCCTTTTTTTGCTCCACTGCACCCCTGAAACCCACCCGCTTGGGCGGGAGGTTTTCCGGGGTGTCGTTTTCCGTACTTCTGATAAATTGCGTTGCACCCGTGTCATGTTTGCATTTAATGATGTAAAGGCCGCCAAGTTGTAAACCATCAAATCCAATGCTTCATTGCGTGGGCGAATCCGCTTGAACTCCAAATGGGGAATCCCTTTGCTGTACTTCTTGATCATCTTTTCTGCGGTCAATTGATGGAAGAACTCATCATCCAAGAAACTGCCAAAATGGATGTAGCCCGGTGTGCCCAGTTCCGGGTTCTTCAATCTGCCCATGATTTGAGTCTTCAGGGTGTTCACTCCGAGCGGGAAGACATTGCATTTCGCAGAGTTGTTCTTTGAGGGCCGCCCAACCTCGGCCCGATTGCTTCCGCCAATTCCCTTGATTGCATGGACTCCCATGCCATCCAGCTTCGTGCAAAATCGGTAAACCTGTCCTGTTTCATATCCGGAGTCAATGAACGTCCTCGCGATCCTCAAATCTTTTCCGAGTGGATGCGGCCATGCTTCCCTCAAATAGGTTTCCAGCTTTTCCCAGAGTTCCCCGGATTGCGGGTTGCCGTAGAGAATTTGATACCCCAGCACCCAAATTTCATCTTTGGAATAGCCATTCACGAGAACTTCCAGCCGATCGGCCTGGACATCCACTGATCCACACAACACCCCAATTGCCTCGTCCGGCACTCCCTCTGGGTAGACCTCGCACCGTTTCATCAGGTCATGATGCTCGACCTGCTCCCCTGCGTCATCCTCCCAAGATTCTGCCAGTACCGTGTTGACGAACACCCGGAGGGCTTCAGGGCCGGTGTGCTTGGATTCCAAGAATAGCCGGGCCAATTCTGGGATTGTAACCCAAGGGCTGTACAATCCATTCAGATGAAATCCTGCTGTCCCATTAAACGTTCCACTTGCAACCCACTGCCCGGTCTGCAATGACTTTTTCCGCTCAATCTCAGACCATGCCCGGTCGCATTGTTCGCAATGGTATGCTGCGCCGCCTGGATCATCGGTCGGCCATCGAACCCGGCCCCACTCCAAAACCTGTTCGGCCCCGCACCCCGGACAACTCACCTCGTAGTATCTTTGATCCGATGCTTGAAATGCTGCCTCGATACGTGATTCGCCCTTGACCGTGGGCGTCGAAACGAGACACACCTTTCGGTTGAAATAGTTTGCTGTCCTCCTCGTTGCCAACATCACCGGGTCGCCCTCCGCTCCCGCACTCAATGGCATCCTGTCGATCTCGTCCATCAGGCAAATCCGGATTGGACGGGATGCCAGCCCTGCCGGGGAGTTCGATCCTGCGATTGAAAGCCTTGCCCCGTTCCTGAATATCTTTTGGCTCAAGGTGTTGTCGCCGTCCTTGGCTTTCCGATCGCCAATCTGTTCCCTGATTGCCGGGGTGGATTGGATCAATGGTGCAAGCCTGTCCTGGCTCCAGGCCCGTGCCATTTCCAGAGTCGGCTGGAGAACTAACATTGGGCTGGGATCGTGAACGATGAAGAAGCCACAAATGTTGTTGATGATCTCGGTCTTGCCACACTGAGAGGCCATCATGCAGACCACCCTTTGCACCCTTGGGTCCGAAAATGCGTCCATGATCCCGCGCTGATATTCGGCCCGGCTTGTCTTCCACTTGCCCGGAAACGGGGAACTCTCCCTGCTCAATATCCTCTCGGCATCTGCCCATTGGCTAACTGATAGCTTTGGTGGTGGCTTCCATATCTCCAGCAGCTCCGTAGAGAGCAGCATGACTGGAGAGCTCAACAAGGATTTCCCGGATGCTCCCTTCGATGATTTCTTTGCAGACTGCGGCATCGTCTTCGATTGCAACTATTCCACTGATGGCAGTGGGCACTGTTAGAAACTTGGTCTTTGCAATATGAATTGCCTGGCCAACTTCCATGATCACTTCGGCCCGTGGCAGCAAATCCTGCTCATAGACCTGCCGCTCGCGCTGGGCCTTCAGTGCGTCCTCCTTCATTTTGAACGCTCGCCATTTTCCAAAGTCGATCACCTTGACCTCATCCCCATCATCCGGGGTTTCCATTGACAAGCCTCCCAGGTCAACAGGTCTGCCGATCCGCTTGGAATCTTCCTCTAGATCATAAAGCCCCTGTTCA